CCATATAAAGATTTACCTTCTTGATTTGTAGAATAAACAGTTTGTCTTAATTTTCTAGGAGCATATAAATGGTTATATTGTAATTCAATATTACCATCTTTTATAATTCCATCATCATCAGTAATTTGTTGAGTTTGATAATATTTCTCAAATAAATTAATATTCCATTTTTGAATATTAGCACGAGTTTTACAATCTGCTCCTGAATTTACAACATCTATAGATGTATTAGATTGAGTATATCCAGCTCCTTTCTTAATTACACTAACACTTTCTAAAACATAATTAACAGTCGTTCCTATACCAACAGAAGAGGCATTTCCATTAAGATCAACTATTTTTAAATTGGGTGTTAATACTGCACCTATACCATCACCATTAATTTGTAAATTAGGAGGTGAATTATAATTACTTCCTTTATTTTCTACAATAACTTCAATAAGTTTGCCATTAGGATCAATAACGGGTGTAAGTTGTGCATCCGATCCAGACAATAAAGTTATATCTGGTTCTCTGACAAAATTAATAATTTCAGATGCTCCATATCCAACTCCATTATTGGATAAATGAATAGATGTAATTTCACCTCTAATTATAGGTTGAACCTTAAGTTTAAAAGTATCAGATCCTACTGAATTAATACCAACATCACCAATAATACTTACAGTGATATCTTGATAATTGAAATTATGAGTTCCTACTCCAATAGAAGTAAGAGGTCTATATTGTTTGGTTTTATAATAAAAATCACTAGTAGTGGTTCCTACTCCAACACTTGAAAGTTTAAAATTATCATTATCTACTTTAGTAACATAGAAATCAGTAGAAGTAGTAAGACCTGTTATAGGAGTTCCATCACAAGTATAAGTAATAATTTCTCCAGATTCATAATCATGATTTTCAATTTTTATTGAATTTAATGATGTGTTTATACCTGCAGGAACAGCAGTTCTCTTTTTATTTTGATATCCTGTTCCACCAGAAAGTATATTAATAGATTCAACTACAGTTTTCTTATTAAAAGATTTTATAAAGTGTTTACCTACTCCCTTGGATGTTAATGCAATAGTATTAATACCAGCAAGAGCACCTGCTTCATCTTTATGCAATCTTATTGTAGTACCACCAGTTCCAACAAGAGCAGCATAGTAAGTTGCACTAGTAGTTAATCCACCAATAACTTGTTGATTATCTGTGACATATACAACTTTCTCTGCATTATTCAACTTATGATAAGTAGTGAATCCAATTGTAGAAGGTAAAGATGAATCTGTCTCAAGACCTATTCTAGGAGAATCTGCTTGGAAAGAAACAGAATGATCTATAGATTCCATATTTACGGAAACACGAGCATCTGACCCATTACCACCCGTAATTTTTAATGTTGGTGTTTCTTTATAATCAAATCCTGGATCAATAATTCTAAGTTCTTTTAAAGATCCAGATACCGCAACAAATCCAGTAGCTCCAGTACCAACACTATCTTTAATATGTAAAAATGGAGGATTGATTACATCATATTCACGTCCACCAGCAAGAACATCTATACTTTTAAGTTCACCATAATGAACTTGATCAAATGATTTATAATTTAAAATTTCTACACCATTTACTAATATTCCAGTATGACCAGGACTAGTCTCATATACTGTACCAGTATTATCTGGAGGACATACCTCTCTTAATAATTTTTGAGATGTTAAAGTTTTATTATTAAATTTAAATGGTGAAATCTTATTATCAGTTACAATACCAACTTGATCTTGAGTAATAAATTTTTCATTATAAAGATCTGAACCACTTTTCGCAAATTTCAATGTAGTTTCATTTACTCTCTTTACAAAGTAAAGACCTTCATCCATTAAAGATGATTTGATAACAAAATTGTCTATAGAAGTTCCACTAGTAGGATCTACATAAGCATCATTAACTATTTGTGGAGTATAATAAATTGCATCACCAGTATAGAAACCATGATCAAAAATAGGAACTCCAGAAGGACTAGTTGTTGCATTGGTTATAACTTTATATTCATCCCCAGTAAAACTTCCACTAAAGATAATCTTTCCATCATTAACACCTAATGATTGAGATCCATATGTAGGAATAGATGGAGATGCTACAAGTAGTTTATTGGTATTTTTTTCTTTATATACATTTTGTATATTTGTAGCATAATTATTTGCTTCTGGGAAATTAATAGCCGTAGCTTTTAATATTTGTCTTTCAATTGTATAATTTAACTTAGTGTCAATTTCACCTTGACCTTTAATAATAAATCCTCTAGCAGAAGTTAATTGAGTTATATCTGATACAGGTAAGTTTCTACCATCACTACCAACTAAAACAGCAACAGATTTATCTCCTACTTTAAAGTCATGGTCAGTAGTTAATATAACCTCATAAGTCCAGTCAGAAGTATCTTTAAGAGTTATGCTCTTAACTTGATATACTGGAGAAACATTATAGAACCACTCCTCTACCTTAAATCCAGTATCTCCAATTCCTAAAGTTTTTATTTTTATTGTATCATCTACTGAAAAAAGACAATTAGTATCTTCATAATTAACACTATCAATAACTGATGTTATTCTTACTTCAATAGTTTCATCTTGATCAACTACTGATTGTCCATATGCAAATGTATTAATACCAATAGTTTCACCACTTAAAATAGTTTTTCCAATTCCAGTAAGTCCAAAGAATTGAGTTAAACTTTTAGATGTATATGAACTAACACCTACTGTATTATCAATATATTTGAAATATAATTCTCCAGTGCTTCCAAAACCAACTGTTGAATCTACATCAATAACAGTAAGACCTGCACCTACTTCACCAATTACTCTTGTTCTTGGAGGAGTAATAAAAGTTCCATAAGTAGAACCTTCTACTCTTGAATCTCTATTATATCCTGCATCAATACTTAATTTATAAAATGTAGTTCCTGCACTAACATTAATAGATTCTACATGTGTTATTGGAGCATATGCTTTTTCAATATTTTGACTTTTATATGCATCTTGGAATAATGTAGATAATTCCAAGTTCATTGGATCACCAGATATTGGCTCTACTACAAAATCTTTTGTAATTTTATAGTTTGCATTAGATGGGGTAAAAAGAAACTCAGAAGGTTTTATAATTTTTACATCTTCATTATATAAAGCTTTAAATAATATTTCAAATCCTCTATCAGTTCCCTTACTTAAATAGAAATCTTTAGATTGTTTTATAAAAATATTTTGATCCAAATCTGATGAAAGTTTTCTATTCTCAAATCCTGGAGAAAGTTGATGTTTTGTCTTAACTAAAAACTCTTTAAGGAAAAGAGAACTTAAATTTTGTATCTGATCTCCCTTACTATGCTCTTCTGCACTAGTAGATTCAAATATTAATTCTTCTGAATCTGTTGGATTTTGATAAGAAGTTACACCAACAAATCCTCTTACACATCCAGTAAATGCAAAAGTGGTTATTCCAGTATATGTAATAATTTCATCATTAATTTTTATCAATCCATATGAATCTGGAAATCCCAACGTTCCTGTTGGGTTTTTTTGCATATCAACTTGAATTGTATCACTACTAATGCCTACAGAAGCACCCAATCCAACATATTCAGTAAGATCTACCTGTTCACCAACTTTTGTATAAGTATCAATATTTTGTATTAGATCAATAGGACCACCTTGGTATTCTTGACCTTGATAATATGATTTTAAAAACTCAGCAACTAAAGGATAATCAGTTCTAACGTATTGAGGAAGCTGATTCTGAACTATGTTATTAAATTGGATTTTTTTTGTAGACATTTTATAATTTTTCTATCTTAGTAAGTTGATGAAGTTGAAGGAACTGACGAAGAAGCAGTTGGTGTAGTAGTACTATTACGACCTCCATGACGTACCAAATTTCCGTTAGCATAACTTGATGTTGTAATATAATTAGAACCTGAAGGATTAAGTCCAGATGCAATTTCATCAACCACGGTTTCAAAGTTACTGTTATTAATATCTAGCTGCAAATAAAGATCCTGTAATCCAATAACATCATTAGAAGAAGGAGATGCAGAAATTTCAATTATAGTTTGACCATCTTTAAGCATTCCTGATTGAACATTAATAGGATTTAAAGTTACAACCCCATTTTTATAATCAATAGTTCCAACATTTCTTCTTACAATAGTAGGAGATGTTGAATCTATTGAAGGAACGGTAAAGAAAAATAATGATCCAGTTACTCTATTAGTATTTGGAAGATCTCCAATATAGACATCATCCATTATTCCTGCGATTCTAAATGCAGATGATTTAATATTATATCCACTCATTTTTTTAATATAAAATTCATTACCAAAACCAATGGAATATTCTGCAAAAGAATTTAAAACAACTCTCAAATCCCTTCTCATAGAGATTGTTGTAATATTAGAAGTAATGGATTCATTACTATTATCGATAAGAGATAAAAATTTACTATATTTAAATCTAGCACCATACTTATTCATTTCCGTTGATTCGGCATACTTATTAGCATTATTTTGAACAACACTAGACACAGATGCTGCAGATTCTGCTAAATTTGAGTTATAATAGATTTTTGAGTCAGCTTCAAGGTAAAGATATTTCAAATCAAGGATTTCTGGAACAATTCCTGCTACTGCATATTTTTTTAACTTTAATTTTAACTGTTCTTTGACCAAATTTGGAAGAAAATCTCCAGTTCTTGGTTTTATACTCACAAAAACCTTACCATATTGTGGAGGAATAAGATCTTCACCACCAAAAACAGAAATTGACTCTGTTTCTGGGTAAATTCTTGATGGAATTAACGTTTCATAGTCATTTGCGGTAACTGCTCTATTTTGAGAAGCATAAATTTGGGGAGCAAATTTTCTAACTGACTCTACAGATTCAATTGTCTCTCCACCTGAAGCAATAAGACCAGTTGTAAGCAAAGAAATACCAGTTGAAACATTATAAGTGTTTGCATTACGTGTATATTGAATTCTTCCTGAAAAATTGAAAGAACTTACTCCATTTGCACTATCTCCATTAGAAGTAATGTAATTAATAGTGATAAAATTACCATCTTCTAGTTTTTTTCCAAAAATTCCATCTCCAAAAAATATTTCATATCTTTCATCTTCAATTTCTTGTAAAAAATAAACTTTTGAGTCAGATTTTACATCAAAAAGATTATCTTGTGAACTATATTTTGTTTCTGTAGCAGAAGCTTCTGTTGGATTAACTGTAACAGCAATTAAATCTGTATCAACACCAATATTTGGTAAAATAAATTTCTGATTTGGAATTCTTGCCGAATAAGTGTAAGTTTGGGTTAATAATGTACCTTCATATATCTCAACATCGTTAAAATTTGCAACTCCATCAAGAACTGGGACTGTAATATCATTTAAAATTGAAAAAATAAAGGATTGTCCACCAAAAGCACTAGTTGATGCTGCCACTGGACCTTTTTTAAGAGTCAAAGTAGCAGGTGCAGGGGTAATTCCACTAGTATCAACAAAGAAAGACACTGTTGCTCGTGCTGCTTGCCTTGGACGTGGTGTATAACCTATGTTTCTTGCTAGTGAAACGATGTTTTTCCTTAAAGTTGCAGTATCAATGAACACCTCATTGGTGATCATGTTTGCATTATATGATGTAATGTAGGTATTATATGCCAGAACGTCCAAAATCGTTGAAAGGTTAGACCCTTCAAAGTCATAATCCGTAAAATTTGAGTTAGATTTAAGATATTCTCTTAAAGTTGTTTTAACCTCATCAAAATCGAGGTTAGAAAAGTTGGCTAATGGCATTTTTATCTACTAGATTGCAAAACAAACTGTAATTCTTGTCTAGGAATCTCCGCTCCAATGACATCATACGTTATAATTACATCAAAACCGTTGTTATCATAATCAGGATATGCTTTTACACTATTCAATTTTACTCTTGGTTCATATCTCTTAATAGAATCACGAATTTCATCACTAATAATAGAAGAAGTTATCTCATCTATGTTATCAAAAAGAGATTCAGTGATCCTTGAACCAAAAGATTCATTAAAAAACTTCTCTCCAGGAGTTGTAAACACAATATTTCTCAAAGAACGGGCAATTGCATTCTCATTTTTAATCGCAATAAGGTCTTCATTCAGTGGATTGGACTGAAATGTCATGCTAATGTCTTTAAAACCTTGACTAACCCGTTCTATTGGCACACTAATACGGCGATTATTGTTTATTTATTAAGGATTACAAACTATTGTTTCAAATAATCATCATTTGATCGTCATATTCAAGATCATCATCTTCAAAATCTCCAAAAATTTCACTTTGTACCAAATCATCACGTTTTTTTGGAGTAAGATGGTCATTAGAGACCTCTCTTAGCATCTTTTTCTTGGAGTTTTTCATAATTTTAGTGCTATTTTTACTATTTAACAATAAAAAAAGGGGGATTTCTCCCCCTGTAACTTATTTTCCTTGTCCTCGGTACTTCTTTTTTGCTTTATTGCGAGAAGTTGCGGATAAGAGTGTATTAACCGAGCGTCCTTGACGAGTTTTTTTAGGAACCGAGACGAGTTTGACGGTTCCCCATGCCCCTTGCGTAGATTTTGCCATTAAATCACCCTAGTCTTTTCATGTCCTACACGAATGCGAGGATCGCACCATGTCTCAATACCTTGCTCCTTAGCATCTAGGCAGAAAGACACGTCCTCACCACACATATCCTGTACTGCACCAGATTCAAATACTTGCATCTTAGGAGCAAACCAAGGATATTCAAGATTCTCAAAGACACCCTTCTTAATTAATAACCAACCAAAGCCAGTATAGTCAACTGTGAAAGGCTTGTTGCGTTTGCCCATTGACTCAACGGTCTCATGATTCATAACTCCACCATTCTTACGGAAGTCATCCTCTTCTAACCAGTGAGCAACTGAGGTAGTATGTCCATCCTCTGTAGCATACCAGCCTGCTGCGATTTGCTTTTCTTCACCATCCGCAGGTAATGCTAGATCAGCAAGCTGCCAGAACTTCTCAGCAGTAAACACAATATCATTATCAATCCAGAGTTGGTAATCATATTCTAATTTACCATCCCAAGGAATTTGTTTAGGTCCACGAAGAACATTTGCACCAAGACACTTACATCTTGCAAAGTTCACCATAGAAGAATAATCTTGACTTATCTGAATACTCATCCCTGACTGTACCATATCAAAGCACAGTTGTACAAAATTCTTTAAAAAAGTATAAGAACAACCTCTGCCAGGAAGACAGAATACAATTGTTTTACCTTTCCATCTTTCTTTAATTGCAGGAATATCCCAACTAGGCTCTTTCTTACTAGCTGCTGGGTTCTTGGCTTTAACAGTAAATCCTTTTGCCATAAACTTTAATTACTTCATTTCAATTATAATGTAATTCTATGTATATGTCAATAAGAATCTCCTCCTTGCGGTTCTCCGTATATTCTCATAGGTCCACCAACTCCAACTGTAGGTGCTGCTTTTTCATAACTTAAATCCTCTGCTTCATAATCTGTTTTTAATAATCCTACCATTACATTCAACATCTCCCATGTCTCCTCAAATTCTTCTTGCTTTAAATTATGATATAAACATCTATCTTTTGCATATATGTGATAAGTTGTAATTTCAGATCTATCCATTTTAAAAAAGCTCTTTATTTAATTTATACTTAGATTACCTGCGATACTAATTCTATCATAATTTTCTTTATGAGGTTCTACCCAATGATCAATATCACTTGGAAATATAATCATATCACCAGTATTAAATTCAATTGACAGTGAAGATCCTACATGATTATACACTCTATCAAGCTTTGGTCTATGATGTGGATTACGTAACCATAAAGTTCCTTTGGTTAGATATAAAACAAATACTAAGTCAGCTTCAACTTTATGATTATGACATCTATTATAATCATGATTAGATGTTATATTAATCCACATGTCTCTATAATTTAAAGACATTGGAATCTCGTCTATATTTTCACTTATATGATTTTGTATTTTATTCGGTAAATCTTTTAATTCAATATTACCACCACCATTATCAAGAAATCCACCTACACTAGTATAAGTATCAAAGCCCAAGGAGCATAGTGAAGCAACTCTTTTTTGATCCTTCTTTAAGTCCTGTCGAATTTTGTTACCAGAATAATTTCTATAATTTATTAAATCATCAAATTTTTTAGTTTTTTTCTTTTCTAATATATCTTTGACTTCCTCAGAAATTTCTTCTGCAATTTTTTTATCTGCCTTCACTAAAAAATAAGGAGTTAGAAAAAAATCAACGGTTTCTCTTTCCATAACATCATTTTTTAAAAAAGTAATAAAGGGGGTTTTTACTCTGAAAAATTTTTTGGGAAATTTATATATAGCTCTCGAATTCGGTTCGTTGTAGGTTAGGGACTTTCACTTTTTTATAAACGCAACGCCCGCACCGCACAATATAACATAAGGGGGCAAAACACTGTCAAAACTGTCAATAACTCATAAGCACACTAAGTGTATATTATTATTCTACAATATAATGGGCAGAGTGTCAATAACCCTGCCCATATTACGTTTACTAATTGTTACTTATAGTGCTGTATCTGTCACCTCCACAATATCATCCAGAACTGCCAATATTTCCGCACCATTGTTTGCATTTTCTAGCAAGAATTCTGCAAAGTTCGGTGATACATTGTTCACGTAATCTGCCATAATAAATTG